TCTGAGCTTTTATATCGGGTGCCGCGGCCTTGGGTTTGGCCTTGGGCTTGGGCGCTACATCGACCAGCGGCTTAAGCGTAGACGGCTCGGCGCCCTGGGTCTCTTCCCGGGGCGTACCTACCGGCTGCCCCATCGTATCAAACTCTTCTTTTTTTGCCAAACTATGTATCTCCTTAATTAAGTGTGAGCAGTAGTTGGGGATAGATCGCTCTACCCCCAACTACCCTCGATTTACGCATCCATTACGAATGGGCGCGAAAGATTCACCAGCGCTAAACCTGAGCTGGGTGTATCTATTGCTGAAGCAGTGGTCATGCCGTAAACCAAATCGCCTGACACTGCTGCGTCATCAATGCTCCCACCCGTAGATGTAGCATACGCTGGCTTATTGTCTGCCAATGATGCCAAGCCTTTTACAACGCCCAGCCCACTGATCTGATACCAACCATACTGGCTGGCTACATTAATACTCATAGCCGTACCTACTTGTCCGGTGTCGTTAGCCGTCAACAGCGAGGTGGCAAAACCGCTGGTATCAATCTTAGCAGCGCTACCCACAACTGTCGAAGCTACACCGAGACAATACTGAAACTCACCCACGCCATAACCCGTAGATGCTTGGTCTTCCGCCTGGACAATCATGCCCAGCGGCGCCTTCTGTGTGGTGCTTGTTTCGTCTATCGCCTGGTCAAACGTGACCGGGCCGATAATTTTGAAATCACTCATTTTAAATTACCTTCCTGGCCTATATGCCGGTGAGAGCCGTAACAACGCCAGAGCGTCTACGATTATTTGTGGTTAGCTGAACCCCAGCTACCATGTAACTGAGCTGTGCCAATTGCCCGTTGCCCTGGAGGGACACAAACGGGGTCTTCTTGAAGTTGGCCTGTTTCATCACGCGGAGCTTGATTGAGTCCGTGTCCAAGAGGTAAGAATGGAGCGCCGCGCAATCGTTATCAGCAATAACATCAGCACCCATATAACTCGGGAACTCAGGGCCACTAACGCCCTTGATGTTAGAGAGCGATACCTCGCCATAACCCTGCGAAGACAGCACCGTGCGATATGCCGCGGCAATAGAATAGGTGGTCACGATAGCGTTATTGCGACCCCCCTGCTTGCGGTTATCGTCCATAAGGGTGTTCCACGCGATAAAACCATCAAACACATTGGTAATAGTGGCAGTGGTGAAGGTCTTAGCCGAGGTATACCGCTGGTTCTCCCAAAAGGTCGAGGTGCCGCTATTAATACCCCCAACCGTACCGCCGGTAGCGTCTTTCATAATGTCTTGATAGCCGAGGATCGTCTTACCGCTCTGGGCGCTGAGAATATCTTCGTTGATCGCTTTCAAGAGCGAGTTCATCGCGTTGCTACCGAGCGCTGAGAGCAAATCGAAAACCTGCTCTTCGCCGCTATTTTCCCAATTGGTCGTATCGTCCAATACAATCGGCACCGCATAATAGCGCCGCTTGTAAAAGGCCGACTCGAACGGGTCCACCGGGCTCTTGCTCAACGGGTCATAGCCGTCGAACGTCTCTGCGGTGCCGGCAGAGCTTTCCAGTATCACCTGGATCTCTTTGCCGCCGCCGTCTACCATCTGCATACCCTTTTTGCGGTGCATCGCCAGGGTCTTATATGCTTCAAATACGTTGTCCACGGTACTGGGCTCCACCGTCCTACGGGTGGAACTCCACCGCGAATCCCATACTTCTGAGGTTGTTTGTGCCATTATTGCTTTCCTTTAAGCAAAATTCCCATCACATCGTAGCCTTGATCTCTGACATCGCTTGCGCTTTAGAGATCACGCCCGCCGTTTCCGTTAGCGGTGGACTGCCGGCTGCTGACGCCGTAGAGCGCTTGGCGTTGTTACGCGCCTGGCGCTGCTGCGTCACCGCCGACCCTTGATCGGTTAAGCGCCGCCCCGTAGCCAGAGACATAGCCTCGGCTACAGTAAACGCTTCCCCGGTGTCAGGGTTTTCATGCCGCGTCAGGGCGCCGACAATACCGCGCTGGCTCTCGGTCCATGCATCGACCTTACCGAAGACCGCTTCCGCGGCCTCGATCTGAGCATTTGCGTTACTGCGGTGGACAGCCGTCTGCTGCTGCTGCAACTGATCCACTACGCCTATCGTAGAGTTCAACCGCTCCAGGTCAGGACGCAGCGGGCCGATATGTTCTTCTATCAGCCGCGTTGCTATCTCTTGCGCTCTTTCCTGTACCAGTTGATCTACTACGGTCAGCCCCCGAGCCTCTTCCGGTCCCAATTGGGCCGCCAGTTGCTCTAAGGGGTTGGCCTGTGGCGGCTGCGATGCTCTGGCCTGGGCCTCGGCGAAGATACGCCGCTCCTCGGCCATCTGAGCCCGCTCTGCCGCCACCTGACGCCGCTCGTCGGCTACCGCTTGCGTCTTGCGGGTATAGTCCGCTAAACGCAAGCCATCGCCGCTAACGTCATCGGCTCGCTGCTGTGATGGGGTGTCGTTGGTTGGTTGAAGTGGTGGTGCTGCTACTTCACCGTCACCCGCTGCCGGTTGCTCTGCACTTGCATCGCCAGAATCGGACGCATCCGTTGCCTCGATGAACCCCATACCCATCTCGGATATGGATTCACTCGGCGCCGCGCCACCCGGTTGCTCTGCCGTTGCCGCAGAATCGACTGCGATCTCGGTCATAGTATTTATCTCCTGTCTTTTGCGAGGCTAAAAAAGAGGCGCGATCCGCCAAGAGTCGCGGTCCTCTTCCGTTGGTTGTCTTTACCCTACTTATGCATCTTCTCTAAAGGGAGACCATCCCTCTCCGGTATCTCTATTCATATCGCCCGTAGCGCCGTGGTCTATCCTACTCTGGTCTATCTGCCCGACGATCTCATCGACGCTATCGGCCTGTAATACGCCGCCCCTGTCGCCTTCGCGCTCTACCTGGTCGCGCTGGGCGCTCTCAGCATCGGCCATGATATGGTCGAACTTCTGGCTGGCACCGGTCTCTTCCATTCCCATATCCGCCAAAACGCGCTGGCGGTGGGCGTAGCTGGTATACTCGACGCCGGTCTGTGGATCGGCATAGCCCTTGTTGTAGCCGCGGGCGCTGCTCGAGAAATTCCACCGCACCATCGAGTTGAACCCCCCGAAATACATCGGCGCCGCCCCCTTGCATTTAGGGCATTCGATCTGGCGCTGTATATCCCCTTTGCGCTCGACCATATGGTCTTGCACCAGGTGGTCGCACTTGCTGTCGCTGCATCGGTAGTCGTGGAAGACCGGCATCTATAATTGTCTTTCTTCGTTAATTTTCGTATATTCTATGTGTGGGCGATTTGCTTCCAGCTTGCGGCCCACGTTAAACATTCACCGCTAAAAGGAGACTTCTCATGGCATGGATTCCCATTCCCGGTACGAAATATTTCTCGGAAGACGGCAAGGGCGTTTACGAGAAAATGGGTACTCGTACTTATTTTCGTATTTCCCCCCTTGATGAGGGCGAGGAGTTTGATTTTTACCGCTCCCATGATAACGTCACCGCGTTTCGTTATCCCTCGAAGCCAAACCGAGAGAAATAAGCGGTATACCTACCGCCGGTAGTAGCGTTCCTTTATCCAGCTCGTCAAAAAGACGGCGAAAGCCGCCCTCTACAATGAACCCTCGAGCGCGTTGTATATCGGCACGTAAGGGTAGGTTTAGCTGCTGCGCTATCGCATCGTCCTGGGTTATCTTGCCCAGGACGATTTCGCGTATACGCGGATCGGCGTCGAGGCGTTCCATCGTATCTGGAATATTCTGCCCCTGTAGCGCTTCACGCAGCGCCGCCGTAGCCTGGCCCGATCCCTCTCGAGATTGCGCGAAATACGGCGACCAATCTTCGTCGACCATTTTAGCGTCAGCGTCAACCTTGACGCGCTGCACCTTATTTGACCCGGGCAGTATGGCCTCAATTTTATCTACGTTATCCTCGACAAACTGCTTCGCTTCTTTTGCCGTTGACTCGCCAAACTGCATCAATGTTACCCCATCACCCGTATCCGATATGCCCAGCCCATAGGGCTCGACCAGCTTCGACAGGTCGCGCATCTGCTGCTCGGTTATCGGTCCTTTAAGCCCCTCTATACGGAAGCTCGTAGCATCGGCTACGTTAGCTCCCTGTCCTATCGGTATCGGCTTGTGCCACGCACCCATATTCTGCGCGTCGATATACGCCCGCGTTGACTCAACGGCGCCCAATAGCTCTTTGTCTTGAGGTCTAACCGTACGCGGCCCGGTGGTTCCTTCGACGTATTCAGTAGAGACCATCGGGCGGGCTACGTTTGCTGGATTGACCTCAAGACCACCTGGTCCCTCGAAATAACCGGTGGCCTCTAAGGTGGGCCTCACTTGCATCCCCGCCGCATCATAGAGAATGTCGCGCCCGGTCTCCGGTTCTGAGTAGCTGGGCGCCTGGCGCGAGAACTTTTCACGCACCTCGTACGGTTGATCAACAATACCTTCCAGGTGGCCTGTGCCGGCACCCGGCACTCGTTCATAGGTGCCTTGAGCCGTGTACTTAGGTAGGTGGTCGATGTATGTCTTCGCCGCCTCTTCCATGCCCGCATCGACAGATGGAAAGCGCTTGGGGAATCTACGGTGTAAGTCTTTGCCCTTTGCAGCCACCCAGGGCGCCGCTTGCACACTGGCCGCATCCCAATCGAGCTTGCCGCCAATGCCTCTTTGGTTTGCGCGACCCGCTGCCAAAACGGTTTCGGCATCGAGCCAGGCGTGTTGCTGTGGCGACAGGCCAGAATCCCAAGGCTTGCCGTCTTTCTCTACAAAACCCCAGGCTCGAGCATGCCAAATATCATTGACGCCTGTGCTGCCTACTGTTTCTTGCGGGTTGACCTTGCCCGCATAGACGCCGGTCTTTGGTCCCAGCGAGGCTTTGCCTGTCTCTTCGACGCTTTTAAAATAGCGGTCATCCATAGCGCCGGTGCGTATTCTACCGGTGCGCTTCCCAGCGGCTTGTTGATTTAAAGCATTTAAAGCAAAACCCATATTGACATCTGGATCGGCCTGTGCGGAATATTGAGCCAACGTCGAAGAGACTAAGTCTTGTCGCCGCGGGTCCGTTCCCGCCATCTCGGTAACGCCGGCCCGGGCGCGACCATACCAATCGGCGCCTACCGCACCACCTTCTTCAATCAAGCGATCAAAATCAGCTCTTATTTTTTTCAATTTGGCTGGACTATCAATGCCCCGAGGTGCGCCTATGTATTGACCGGTCTTATCTTGCTTGAGATGACGCCCTCGACGCGCCTCGTCCAATGCTTCTGCCGGTTCCATATCGCGCAGATTTACTTCAGTTATACTGCTGACTTCGTCACCCTTTTTAGGTCCGACTCGCTCTCGAATAGGTAATCTTTTACCCTTTTGAATGAACGGGAACGCCATCCCGAGCGCCGCCAAGATTTTACTACCCGGTATCAAATCCTCCGGTCCCGTAAAGGCGGCAAAGCCCCGCTCGTCTACTTGCTGACCAATACCTTCACCGGCAGCCCGCAGCCCCCGGGTGGCTACTTCCATCGGTCCTTCTTGCCCTATAAGATCCGCCAGCCCACTGATACCCTCGCGCACCGCGGCACCCGCTTGCCGGCCAGCCGCCTGGCGCTGCGTAGACGATCCCGCTAACGGATCCGCCATATCCACCATCGCCGGTATATCTTCGGTCACAATGGCGCCGAGGCCCGCCGGCGTTGCCTTTGCCATCTCGCCTATCTTGGGCGCCATCTTGTCTATGGCAAAATCCATCGTGGGCTTTACTACATCTTGTTCAAATTTGCTTTGAGGGCGATAGCCTCGCTGTGCCGCATCTACCAACCCCGATAACGATACCTGGCGGTTTTCATCCTCAGTAGTCAGGTAGTCTGCCAACGTCGATAGCGATACCTGGCTATCCCCCTTGAGGTAGTCCACCAGGGGCGCTAATGAGTCAAATACGGCACTACGGGCCATCCGCCTATACCTCTCCCGATAACTGCTTGAGTATCTCAAAATCGGGCGCCGTCACGATATAGACTTCTACATCGCCCGCATTCGCCGGCCTTGCCCGAGATACGATGTCGCCCAGGATGGCGCTATCGGTCTTAGCCGCCGGCGTCTTACCCTTGGCTTTAGCCTTGATCTTCGCCGCTACCTTCTCTTTTGCCATCTCAACTCCCCCTTACCAATTTCTTTATCACCTCAACTCCCCCTTACCATCTCATTCGCCTCGACCTGGGTGGCCTGGGCTGTCTTCTGCGCGTTCGACTGCACCTGTCCTAATAGATCCTCGGCACCTACCGCCCCGCCGCCGCCACCGGACGGCCTACCCGCCGCACCTTGCTCTTCTGCCGCCAACATCTCTTGATGCGACTGTACATGAGCCATTACCATCTGGTCGATCTGCTGCATCTGCTGTGCCGCTTGCATATTGAGCGGCTGCCCGGTAGGACCAACTTGCTGCGCTCCCTGCATAAGCTGCTGGTAGATCGGATTCTCCCGGTAGGTCGCGTGTATCTCGGCATGGACATTGTGGTCCTGGCCTTCTAAGACCTCGGTATCGACGCCCTGCACAAATCGGTCATTCTCGAGCTGGGCCGCCCGCTGCGCTTCGACGTTGTTGTCGGAGACCATCAACTTCTCGATGTCGACAATGTCGAACGCCGCCGCCATAGCCTTGTCGAGTTCCATCTGGTCGAAATTGGGCCGGTTCGCGGCCCTGTCGTAAAACGCCAGGAAGCGGTCTTGCTCAAGCTGCTCGAAGAGCGGCTGCGTCGAGCCCACCCGGGTATGGATGCGGTAATTCCATAGGAAATCGCTGTTGCGTAGCGCCCGCACCATCATGCTCTGACCGTCCGGTGCTACGTTGATGGCAAAGTTCTCCGGTGTGTAGCGCGGGTCGCCCATGACCTGGAATGCGTTACGCACTATCAGCTCGTAGGCGCCGGCTACCTTGGCTTCCATCCAGTTGCCGTTGAGCTGCGCTGCTGCCGCCACCACTGCCGCCTCGGTGGCGCTATCGGCCTCGCCGGCGGTAGGCGGCTGCACCGCCGCGATCTGGTCCTCATACGCCAACAGGCTCTGCTCATGGCGGTATAGATCCGCCGGCACACTGGCGAAGTCGAGCTGCTTGATGCCGTTGATGTCTTGCATCGTCTGAAACTCGCCATCGCGGCCTTTGCGTAGTCGCTCGAGTAGATCGGGGTTGGCCAGCGCCTCGCTCTCGTTGACTACACCCTGGCGG